AAAACGGCGTGGGGACCTAATCTTTCGCATCCGCGAATTTATGGCTTGGGGTCAAAATAATTTTGATTCCGTGCCGATTTTTGTTGAACAACGTCTCGAAACGCGTTACAAACTATATATCGGAAGGGCAATAAGGCCGAACCGGAACAGGATTAAAATAGATGACCAACGAATTTATACAGAGCGCAGACAGCCGCGAAACCAGCGTCGAACTGATGGAGGCTATCTGGCAGGCGTCTGGAGGAAACGAAGCGCGCGCAGTGGATATATGGGAAAACGGGCCGAACAACGCTGAGTTGACTGCAATCGTTGCTATCGTGACTGGCAACGGGCGCACAGCGACGACGGATTACTGTTGGGGTGCGTGCGGTGAAACTTGGGAATCGGCGCTCGCATGAAGCCCCGTGTAACAAAAATGCGAATCTTGCAAAAAGCGGGGTTCGTGCATGTAGCGGGATGGCTCAATGCAGATCGTGCGTCGGAAGTGCTGGCGGAGATTGCTGCGAAAAAGCGCGAGGTCAAGGAATTGACCCGCGACGAGGTGGCGAAATGATTGTTGGGCGGGATATTCCAAAGCGAAAGGTCGGGCGGAAGTTCGCGGGCGACACGGCGCGCGAAATGCTACGCGAAGCGGGCTTCGGGCGTGGGCGCGAGGCGATATTCCTGACCGCTGGTCAGTTTTCGTCGGTTGATTGGATTGACGCAATTCTTGACTATACTGGCGAGGCCCACGCAACGATTGCAACGTGGACGGCGGCAAGCGCGGACCTTGATCGGGTTGACCGCTGGATAGGTGGCGCTCGGCTTTCAACATGCTCGTGGATTGTTGACCGCAGCTTTCCCAACCGGCAACCGGCGATTTGCGATGCGTTTCGTAAAAGGTTTGGAGACGATGCGATCCGCGTTTTTGCAACTCACGCGAAGTTTTCTATGATTTGGAATGATGACGGATGGCGGGTTATAGCTTTGACGTCGGCTAATTTAAATCTTAACGCGCGTACAGAGATGTTTCATGCGGCTGACGACCCTGAACTGTTCGACCAGTTTAAGGGGATGGTTGATGAGGTTTTTGCTTCGCAGAAACCAAGCGAGGGTTTTGAGAGTGACGCGGGTAAGTCCAAACCGATGAAGGCGTTAAAGCAAAAGTCGATGTTTGACAGGGCGCAATTGCTTGGAATGAAAACGGCGTTATCTGTGGGGCTGAAATGAGAGGCCCGAAACCGACGCCGCAAAATATCGTTGACTTAACGGGCAATCCCGGCAATCGACCTCCGAAGAAGTCTGCGCCTGCCGTTGGCAGGGTTGGGATGCCGCATGAAACGATGTCGGACACAGCTAAAGCCAAATGGCATGAAGCATCGCAAGAGTGGCGGCTTGTGCTTACTGCGTCTGATCGTGACGCGCTGCGAATGTATTGCGAGGCATGGGCTGAAATGCTGAACGCGCAAGAGCGGGTCAATGAAGACGGTGCAATGATTTTGACGCCAAATGGTATGGTTCAAAAGTCGCCTTGGATGACAAAGCTGGAGCAAAGCCGCGAGTTTTGCCGTAAGATGTTGGCGGAGTTTGGCGGATCGCCGTCAGCGCGGATGAGGGTCGCAGCGGCTGACGATGATAGCAAAGATCCTGCTGACGAGTTTTTGAATTAGACACAACACAAAATGAGACACACGATGGAAACTAACGGCATGACAAAGTTGAACACCCAATATTCAGGGCGCAAAACAGTGAAAGAGGTTATCTGATATTATATCAACGATGACTGACCCCTGCACCCAATATGCCAAGGACGTTGATGCCGGTCGCATTGTGGCCGGCCCTCATGTGCGGGATGCGTGCAAGCGGCATCTTGACGACCTGGTGACGGGGCCAGAGCGCGGGCTTGTATTTGACACGGCTGGCGCAGATCGGTTTTATCGGTTTTGCTATACGGTGCTGCGATTGTCAGAAGGCCAGTTTTACGGTGTGCCGTTTGAATTGCAGCCATCACAGCAATTTATCTGTGGTTCCGTGTTTGGCTGGAAATGGGCCAATACTGGTAAGCGGCGGTTTCGCCGGGCCTACATCGAGCAAGGCAAGGGCAACGGGAAAAGTCCCATGGTCGGCGCTATCGGCCTCTACGGTATGGTATCAGACGGCGAGGCGGGCGCGCAGATCTACGCGGGGGGCGCAACAAAGGAACAGGCGGGAATCTTGTTCACTGACGCGGTGAAGATGGTGAACCAATCGCCATCGCTCGACAAGGTGATTAGGAGATCAGGTGGTCCGGGCCGCGAATACAACCTTGCACATCTGAAAAGCGGTTCATTCTTTCGCCCGGTATCGCGTGAAACAAAGAAAACGGGTTCAGGGCCGCGTCCGCATTTTGCGCTTTGCGACGAGGTACATGAACATCCTGACGGCGGCGTGATTGAAATCCTTGAGCGCGGGTTTAAGTTTCGTGAGCAGCCATTGCTGATTATGATTACCAATAGCGGCTCGGATCGGCAATCTATCTGCTGGCAGGAACGGAAACACGCGGTGAAGGTTGCGGCGCAGGATACGGATGACGACACTACTTTCAGCTATGTTTGCAGCCTTGATCTGGATGATGATCCGTTTGAAGATCCGTCCTGCTGGATCAAGGCCAACCCCCTGCTTGGCGTTACGATCACGCACGACTATTTGGCTTTGCAGGTCAAGCAGGCCAGGGACATCGCAGCCAAAGCAAACGGCATTAGGCGGCTGCATTTCTGCCAGTGGACTGACGCGGAGAGCGCATGGATTAGCCGTGCCATGTGGTCAACGGTAGAGGACGCAAGCCTAAACATTGATGACTTTGCGGGCGAAGTTTGCTATGCGGGGTTGGACCTTTCTGCCAAGACGGACTTGACCGCAAAGGCGCTGATTTTCAATGATGGCTTTGCGGATGATGGCAAGCCCAAGTTCGCGGCGTTCGTTCATGGCTACACACCAGAGGAAACACTGCGAGCAAGGGCCGAGCGTGACGGTGCGCCCTATGACTTGTGGGTTAAGGCTGGGTTTTTGACTGCAACGCCGGGGAAAAAGACACGTTTGGACTTTGTTGCGCAGGATTTAATTGACGATTCCGACCGCTTTGAACTGGATTTTGTGGCATATGATAACTTTCTGATAGCTGATTTTGAGGCTGTCTTGGATGATATGGGCGCAAGCTTGCCGATGCTGGACCATCCGCAGGGGTTTAATAAGCGCAAAAGGACAACGTCAGACGGCGAAGAAATCCAATTATGGATGCCAGGTAGCGTTGATGAGTTGGAAACTTTGATCATGGATGGCCGCATTAGGGTGCATATTAACCCGGCCTTGCAAACTGCGGTGGCTTCTGCTACATTTGACACATCGCCAGCGGACTTGCGGCGTTTTACGAAACACAAGGCGACGGGGCGGATTGATATGGCGGTTGCGTTGGCGATGGCAGTAGGAGCCGCAACGGCACGCACAAGCGGTGCGGAAACGTCGCCTTGGGATGATGAAAGTTTCACGTTGGACGTTCTTTAATGGGCATATTCAGCCGCAAAGAAAAGCCGGAAGCGCGCGAAATATCCGTGCCGCAATCCGCGCCAAACTTTCTTGAGATTTTCGGCGTAAAGACCGAGGCCAGCGTGTCTATGGAAGATGCGATGGGCGTCCCTGCTGTCTGGGCTGCAATCAATTTCATTTCAGGAACCATAGCCGGGTTGCCGCTGCATGTTTACGAACACAAGGGCAGCGGCGAAAAGGTTAAGGTAAAAGACACGGGCGCGAATCCTGTCGTTAGCGTTCTGCATGGCGCGGTAAATGACAGCCTGTCGTCATTCCAGTGGCGCTTTGATACGTTTGTTGCCGTGCTGTCAGAGGGCCGTGGGGTCAGCTATATCGAGCGCGACGATCTTGGCCGCGTTGCAAACATTTACCCGATCCCGAATGTCACGGTTAAGCGCGACGCAAACGGGCGCAAGATTTATTCGTCAGAGGGTGCTGGCCGGAAAGTTTATTACGATCAAAGCGACGTTCTTGACCTGACGTTTATGCTGAAAAGCGACATGATAACGCATCGCAGCCCGTTGCGGCAGTGCGCCGTTGCTATTGGCAAGGCAGTGAATGCGAATGAATACGGGTCCAAGTTGTTTAAGAACGGTGGGCTTCCTGCCTTTGCTTTGACTGGTCCGTTTGGTGGCGGTAAGGCCGCAATGCGGGCAAGTGCTGACATTGCGGAGGCGACAAAGCGGGCGGCAAAAGAGGGCGGCAACGTCTTGGCGATCCCGCTCGGTCACGAGTTAAAGCCGCTTTCTTCTGATCCAGAAAAAATGCAGCTTGTTCAGGCGCAAGAGTTTTCAGTAATTGAGATTGCGCGGATTTACAGCTTGCCGCCTACTTTCTTGCAGGACTTATCGCGGGCAACATTTAGCAATTCCGAGCAACAGGATTTGCACTTGGTAAAACACACCTTGAAGCGTTGGGTTGAGCAGTTCGAGGCTGAAATGAACCTAAAGATTTTTGGGCGCGGCTCTAAGCGTTTCGCAGAGTTCAACGTCGATGGTTTGTTGCGCGGTGATTATCAGACGCGGATGAACGGCAATAGCATTGCCATCCAGACAGGCCAGCTAACACCAAACGAGGCACGGGCCGCAGACAACCGCCCGGCGATGGACGGCGGCGACAGCCTATTTATTCAGGGCGCTACGGTGCCAATTACACAATCTGGCGAGGTGCCTACAGATGACGCGTGAAATTCGGGGCGGCATTCCCGCTGAAATAACTCAAGGCGACGACGGCATTCTTGTCGAGGGTTACGCCGCTGTCTTTGGGGAAGAGACAAACATTGGCGGCATGTTCCGCGAGGTTATTGAGCGCGGCGCATTCACTGATGCAATCGGGCGTGATGACGTTGTGTTTTTGATTAACCATGACGGGTTGCCGCTTGCGCGCACAAAGTCAGGCACATTGACGCTTTCACAGGACGATCACGGCCTAAAGATCAGTGCGCGTCTTGATAAAGACGATCCTGATGTGCGGGCTATTTCTGGCAAAATGAAGCGCGGCGACTTGGACAAGATGTCATTCGCGTTTTATCCAGAGGTGCAGGAGTGGGACGAAAGCGGCGACTTGCCGTTGCGTCGCATTAAGCGGGCCGCGCTTGATGATGTTTCTATCGTTACACGCCCTGCATATGACGGAACAGAGATTGCATTGCGTAGTTTAGCATCTTCGCGTAAAGTGTCAGAAAGCGCACAAGAATTTCGGCTTAGGCTAAAGCGTAAGTTGATACGATAACAGCGGTTCCCGTTGTTTGCCCCTTTAGGCCCTTGGGCAAGGTCATTTTAGGAACGCCGTGAGGCGTCCCGTCCCATAGATGGAGGCCAGTCATGGCTACACTTAGAGAACTGCGGGAACAGGCAGCACGCACGCTGACCGAGGCCCGTTCGATGCTTGATGGCATTAGCGACAAAGCGACGCCAGAGCAGCGCACCGAAGCAGAGCAATCTGTTGACCGCGCGCTTGACGAGATGTCGCAAATTGAAGCACGCACCGAGCGCATGGAAAAGCTGGAAGCCCATGAGAAGCGCATGGCGTCCGCAAATGAAGCTGACGAGCGTTCGCGCCGTGAAAACCGCCGTCCCGGAATGGACCCTGCGGAAGTCACAACTGGCGGTGATATTGATTACCGCACTGCGTTTCATCAGTACCTTCGCGCACAAGGTCAAAAGGGCGAAATGTCGGCAGAGGCGCGTTCGGTTCTTAACGCTGGTTACAAGAACGTTGAGACTCGCGCACAGACAACCGCAGACGCGGCTGGCGGGTACACAGTGCCAACCGAACTGCTAAACGTCCTGGTCCGCTCTATGGCCGCTTGGGGTCCGATGTACTCAGAGGATGTCGGCACAGTGCTGACAACTAACGGCGGCGGAGCGCTGACAATGCCGACGGTCAACGATACTGCGGTCACTGCCGTTGCATCGTCCGGCGAGGCTGTCACGCTTGTTGACGATGGTGGCAAAGATGTGACGTTTGCTGAAAAGACGCTTTCCGCGTTTGCGTTCAACACCGAATGGCTGCGTGTTTCGAAAGAGCTTGCAGATTCT